TATTGAACTTTATTTAACTTTAAAATATTCCGTTCCAGGAAGTTTTGCTCTTCTTCCTCTGAATGTTACTGAAAATTCTGCTATTTGATCTTCTGTTGTATTATCAAAACTTATTTGTGAAACATTTTCAATAATTAATTCATCAAATGTACTTACTACTTGACTATCATCACCTGTTGTATCTCCAATTGCTACTTTTAATGTACAATATACTGTATCAATATAATTTCCAAGTGATTTTTCAAATAATTCTGTAAATCCTTTATATAATGTAAAATTATCAAAATCTCTAAAAGTACACTCAACTCTTGCAACATCAGGTCTACCATTTGTAATTAACCAACTTCCACCTATATATGTTTCAATATTCTGTTGTGTTTTTGGTGGAAGTGAAAGAGATTTAAGAGAAAAATTTATTTTTGAATCTGGTATCTTTTTGAGTTTAGAACCTGATGGAAAAACAAAATAGACATGAAAATCGTTTATTTTACTCCATTTTGTTGATAAAATTTTTGAAAGTGCAATCGGTAATGAAATTTCCATTTGAATTTTTCCTTTTTTAGAATTTAGTATATATAAATATATTTATATATAAGAATATATAAACGGAGAGAAAAATGGCAAAACATTTTCAAACATTACTTGCAACAGTACTAGGTGATGGTGCAAGACCAGCTAAATTTATGGTAAATATTTGTAATATTCCTGGAGAAATTCAAAAAAACACGCAGGAAAATATTAGTGTTCTTTGTAAAGGTGCAATATTTCCAGGTAAATCATTAACTACAATTCCATTTGAATATAAAGGTAGAACAATTCAAGTTCCATCACATGTAAAATATGAACAAACATTTGAATTATCATTTTATTTAGAGGAAACACACAAATTAAGAATTTTATTTATGGACTGGATACAAGGTTTTGATAAAAGTTATGAATCTTATTATACTGGTTCCGGAACTTCATCTAAAACTACAGGAAATGATATAAATATAGGTTCAAAATTAACTGAAAGTATTAGAGATTTTAAAACAGAAAAAGAAAAAATGACAAGTATTAAAGTTTCTCAATTAGATTTTGATTTAAAACTAAAAACAGCAGAATATATTTTTCATAATTGTTATCCAACACAAGTTTCATCTGTTACTGTTGATTCTACACAAGTTGGTGCAATTTTAGAATATAGTGTTACATTTGCATATTCTCATTTACTCGTATATAATGCACAAAATGACAAATATAATTTTTCACAAGAAAAATAATTAAAAGGATTAAAAATGATTGATACTACAATTGACCAGCTTAGACAAGCAATTGGAATGGGAATTAGAAAAAATAAATATTTAGTTCAAATACCATTAAGTAATCCAGCTGGTTCTGGAAAACTTTTAAATATTCTTTGCCAAGCAACATCATTACCTGAAAGAAGTAATTCTTCTGTAAGTATATTTATGGCCGGAAGAAAATATAATGTTAGAGGAGAAACAGAGTTTCCTGGAACGTATGATATTACAGTTGTAGATGATAAAAATGCAACTCTTAGAAAAGAATTTGATAAATGGTTAAATAGTGTTGATAATACTAGTAAAGGACAGCAACATATAAGTGGTGAAGGTAAAGCAAATGTTGAAACATTCACAGAAACAGAATTAACAACATATGAAAGTAAATATCAACATGATGTAAAAATATGGCAATTAGATATGTTTGGAAATAAAATATATGGATATGTTTTACAAAATTGTTTTCCTACTTCACTTGGTGCAATTGAATTAGGTGATGCGAGTGATAGTGGACTTTCTGAATTTTCTGTTTCACTTACATATTCAGAAATGATTCCTATTATTTCTACTGAAATTCCAGAATCTGAATCATCAAAATTTACACCGCTTTCATTAAATAATAGTTCAAATAGCTTTGCACCGGATCGTGATTTTAGTAATGATTATTTAAATTCAAATAAAACAAATAGAACTGCACTTCCGGCTGAAGCTTATCCACAACTACCTAATAACTCTGGTGACCTAGGAAGTTTAAAATAAATTAAAAATACAAAAAATACAAAAATATAAATAATAATGCAAAAATAATTAAAAAAATAATTTAAAGGAGATTTAAGATGGCTGCTTCAGTTGCTATAAATGACATGAAAAATGCGTTACAAGGTGGTGCTCGTTCTAACAAGTACAGAGTTTATTTAGAAAAAATCGGAGATTCAAAAACAGCAGATTTACTTTGTAAAAGTTCTTCGTTTCCAGGTAAAACAATTGGAGAAATTGAAGTTTGGAATCAAGGTAGAAAATTAATTATTCCAGGTGATACATCATTTACTAATGAATGGACATTAAGTTTTTATAATACACAAGATCATAAATTAAGATTAAACATTATAGAATGGATGAGACAAATAGATGATTTTAAAGAAAATAAACATGCTAGTGATGTTGATTCTATAAGTTCTGAAATGAAAGTTTTTCAAATTAATGCTGATGGTTCAGAAGGACAAGGATATATATTTTATAATGTTTTTCCAAAAGACATTGGAGAAATTACTGTTGAAGATGAATCAGCTGATGCAATTCAAGAATTTGATGTTTCTTTTTCATTTACTAATTGGGAAATTATTTAAAAGATTAAACACTTTGTGTTTAATCCTTCGATATTTTAAGGATAAAAAATGGCAGATGCTTTTTCAGAACCATTAACAATTAAACAATCAATGGATTTAATGAAAAAATTGATTAAAACTAATAAAACTAATTTTACTCTAAAGCATTTTAAACCAGGAAGTATTTTATCTATTGGTTATAATGCCAAAGATAAAACTCAGACTTTTGATAGTACTCCGTTAATTTTTGTTTTAAAAAGAGGAAGAACTCATACTCTTGCAATAAATTTTCATTGGGCACCAATACCTCTTAGAATAATACTTGTAAAGGAAATTCTAAAGTTAAATTATCAAAATATCAAAAAAAAATTACCTCTTGAATTTGATTATCAACTTTTAAAACCATTTTTAAAAAAAATTGGTTTTGCTCCTATAATAAGATTATATATTAATAATAGAATTTCTAGGTCAGGTGTTGTTATTCCAGATGAACATATTTTAAATGCTGCTAAATTAAAAACAGAAACTTTTGTTAAAGGTAAAGTTGATGCAGATACATTATATAGAATAGCACTTAGAAAAAATAAACAGTATAGAGCAACAAGAAAAAGAAGAGAATAGAAGAGAAGAGAAAGTTTAAATTTTCTCTTAAATTTAATATTATAAATATGTATGTAAAGTAAATTAAAATGAAAGGTAAAAAATGTTAGAACCAAAAGATATTGAATTAGCGGTAGATAAAAAATATACAGATTTTTCAATTGCAATTAAACAAGAATTAGCTAATAAAATTAAATCAAATCCTATTATTCAATCATTTGAATCAGACTTTGATAGAATGCAAAAGCTAAAAGATATTTTTGCACAAATTAATTCTACAGCAAAAGAACCAGAATAAAGAGAGGTAATTTTTATGAAATTGATTTTTGAAAATGATTCAGAATTGAATTATTCAGTAGAGGAAGGGCTTAATGAAGCCTCAGGAACTTCTGAAAAGAAATATAAGATAAAAGGTGTATTTTCTACGATGGGTGAGAAAAACAGAAATGGTAGAATTTATCCAAGAAATATATGGGAATCAGAAGTTCAAAAATATCAAAGTAACTTCCAAAAAGGTTCATTAAATTTATTATGTGAGTGGCAACATCCGTCAAGAAGTAAAGTTGATCCAATGGAAGCAGTAGCTAAAATTGAAAAACTTTATATACAAGATAGATATGTTATGGGAGAAGCAGTTCTTTTAAATAATCCTAAAGCCAACCAACTTAAATCATTAATTGATGCTGGAATTAAACTTTCTGTTTCAAGTAGAGGTGTAGGAAGTGTTAAAAACGGAATTGTTGAAAACTTTAATCTTATTACATACGATTTAGTTGATGAACCATCAGATTTTGGTGCTACAATGAATGGAATGGTTGAATCTTTTAGATTAAATGAAGGTGTTCTTGAAGATAAAGAATTTGAAGTAAAAGAAAACGGAATTATAGAAGAAGTTGCAATTTGTTCATCAAATTCTTGTCACGTATTTGAAAAAGCAGATATTCAAGATGGGATTAAACAAAAATTTAGTGAATTTTTAGAAACATTAACATGTGTTAATGAAGTTAATAAAGTTTATTTACCGAAATTTTCTGCAAATAATTTAAGTAAATATCAATTTAAATGTACATTTTCTTTTAAAGATAATAAAACTAGACAAAAAAGAATTAC